CGATGAAGTGGTCAATGTCTCCGAAGATTGGGGCTTCGTCGAGGAAGCCGTCTTCGATTCTTTGCGCGAGGACTTGCTGACAGTATTTTTCCCATTCGACATAACCGACAGTTCTCCAACCTAAAAGTTTTGTGCCGAGAACACCGCCCCCGGCTCCTGTAAAGAGCGATAGTTCATTCATACAGTGACCCAAACGAACAACGTGAAAAGGGAGACAACAAACCCACTGATGATCGCCACAAGTTGTGTGGCGACCACCAAGCTAGTTGCTTCTTCACTCAGCGGGTTGCTGTTCTTGATCACTGGTGCTGGTGGTGTCAGCATCGTTCGTTGCTGTGCCGGAGCTGGAACCACCACCGACCTCAACGCAACCGCTCATATGAATGACAATGATCAGAGCTATTCCAATCGCGTAGAACCAGCCAAAAAATCTTTTGCCTGTTTTAGTCATTCGTTTTTTCCTCGTGGTTCAGGTGGAAGCCAGTGCGAACTGTGTGGTCACCTACCGTTGCAGAAACGTACCCAGCACATCCGCTCACAAGAAAGAGCACAGTCAGCATTAGGTAAGCGGAAATTAAGAACTCCCAAGAAATAATTTTTCCCATCAGTTTTCTCCGTTTATCGCGGGATAGCGCGTTGAGTTTCTTCGTCAATTTGTTGATAGGCATTTGAAGAGATGATGTCGAGGCGTTCAGAAAAAATTTCTAAGGTTTCAGACCAATACTTCAGACCCATCGCGAAGTCCGACCAAAGATCAGGGTCGGGGATTTTTTCGCTCTCTTCGTGAGCGGCGTCGAGCCACACGGCTAACTCTTTCTTAATCTCTTTAAAGACCTCATCGGCCTCTCGACCGTTGTCACGTTTCGATTCAGAGGTCATCATCGAGCCACCATTCAAGGATCGCAGCGGGGACGCAAATTAACGCGCCCCAGCCTATAAAGACCAACAAAAGAACTATCAGGCTCTCGATCATTGCGCCCAAGGCGCTGTGCCTTTCGGCGTAGCGTTCCCAGAAGAGGGTGCAGAAGACACCAAGCGCCTGTAACCTTTGACAGCGTTGAACTCACCGTCCGGCACGAGCCGGATCTCCAACGAGCTACCTTCAACGTCAGAACTGTCAGCGACATGGGCCAACCCAACCGCACGACCCATCGACCTCATCTCGTTTTTAGCAATCTCTTGCACCTTCTCGGTTGAATGACCGAGGTTGTACCAACTGTTGACGGTGCGCCCGTTCTCTACGAGGAAAGAGATTTTTACGGCTTTATCCCCAGCCTGGGTCGTTACGTCCTCGGCAGAGGTGATCTTTGCCGAGTACCAGCCAGCCGGTAACGGCTCGAAGGTGATGGTTTCTTCTTCTTCGGGTATTTCTAAATCAAGTTTCATGGGCTACTCCTATGCAGCTTTTTTGGGGGTGGTAATTTTCTTGCCCTCGATCTTCTTCTTGATCGCAGCAAGTGAGGGTTGTTCAAAGAGGTCAAGGCGACCCGAACGATCCTTGGCGTCGTACTGTTCGTCACGATTGCACTGGAGCCAGTGCTGAAGGTTGCCGTCGTTGTCCTTGAAAACGCGCATTGAGCCGACGAGATCGAAGTAATGGGGAATTGCTGGTCCTAACTTCTGACCGGGCATCCCAGGCTCATAAAGCATCTGCCCTTGTGAGTCATCCTTCGACCTTGCTTGCTTGCAAGTCATCAAGACGTTCGCGTTCGGCAGATCGCGAAAGCCCTTGATGAGATCTGTCATCACCGCGTTGAGTTCACCGTAGGCTTTCATCGCCATCTTGGTGTTTTTCATCTCCTCCGCGAGGACGGTCTCGGCAACCTCAGAGATGGAGTCAACACAAACCCAAGGCGGTGGGCCTTCGGTTTTCAAATAGGTGAGAACTTCTTCAACGTCTTTGCGAGTCTTAACCTCCGCGATCTGTATTGAGTTCGGTGCATCCTTGATTGAAAGCAGTCCCGCCTCTGCTGAAATGATCAGCGTTGGCTCGTTCGCCGTCGCACAAAGGACGGTCTTCCCGGCCCCGGCAGGGCCGTAGACCAGCATCTTCAGACCTTGCTTCTGGACTGCCTCCGAAGGGTTGATAAATTTTATTGCCATAAGGCTCTCCTTGCGTTTTGTTGGATGAGAACTATAGTGCGCCTTAACTTTTCAGGCAAGCCTTAAAGTCAAAGCCAAGAAAAACCGGCGAGATTGCCGGTTTCTCAAGTGGTTAAAGGTGGTTAACTTCCGTTCGATGCTCTCTTGAGTTCTTCCGCAATCTCGATTGCAGCCGCATTTTCAGCTCGAAGTTCGTCAATCTGAGATAGCACATAGTCTTTCTGTGCTTGAGTCAATCCGTTCAAAACATCAGTGCTAGATCGCTGTGTGCCGAAGCGCAACCACTCGACACTTACCTCAAGTTCTTTGGCAAGTCGGTCAAAGTTCGATGCGCTGGTCTCATCGACCTCGCCGGTACACCACTGCGCTGCTGTCGTGATCGACACACCGCATCGTTTCGCAAGTTCAGTTTTCGTTATGCCAAGGGCGCGACGGCGCTCCTCGACACGCTCGTTCCAGGTGTTGCTCATTTCAACCCCCCGGAAGAGTTTAATAATTTGTCCCATAATTTTTCTCTTTGTCGTTCTACTTTTGGCTTGGTCATTTTCTCTTCTCCGTGGCTCATACGGTGAGCCAGTAAAGTTTTTTTAGAGCCGATTTCTCCGGCTTTATAATTTTCAAGGCTGATGCTCCGAATACCATTTCGGGCAACCAATCGCCCAACCTTCGTGTTCTCGACGTGTTTCTTCGCCATGCATCTGAAGATCAAGTGCCGCGAGCGGCGTCCATCCTTTCAATGCGCGAAGTTGCCACGTTCGACTCCATCGCAAATTGAACAGTCGTTGTTGGTGATTGTCGAGGTCACTGCCGATGGGGATTCCAGAATGTCTATCCCATCGATCTTTCATCTCCCGTGTCGTGAGATGACCCGCCCAGCCTG